CTCAGGATCACAAATTACAGCTTCTGATTTTGTAACCATACAAGATAAAGCGCAATCTTTATTAGGAACAGGGTCAACAACTCGAGGCTATGGACAACCTGTCCAGTCAGCCGATGTATTTGCTGGCAACGAAATTACCAAAGCTCAATGGGATCTTTTAAGATACGACATTGTAAATATCAGACTTCATCAAGACGGTGTATTACCTAATATTGTCACTGTTAATATTGGCGATCCTATTGGATACGGAGCGGGATCCCCTAATACAAATTATGATACTTTATTAGAAACAGCAATAGCAAATAGATTTCAGATTGCTCAAAATCAATCAGTAGTTGCTAATAAGGGAACAGCGACTACTTCGTCGTCTTGGTCAGTAAGTGCAACTATGGAAGTAACTATACCTTTTGCAAATTCAAACGATGCTAGATATTTTTTTAATAGCGGCGGAAAAGTAAGAATAACCCCAACACTAACAGGCGGCAACGGAACGGCACAAGTAAATGCCTGGACTAATTTTTTAACCAGTGTAGGTACACAATCGTTCGGTGCCGCCAATGTTCTAACAAATTATTACACACTAACAAATTCTTATCAAACATATTATCAGAATTCGTTGTCAACTCCGTACTCTGCAAATAATATTAACTTATCTGCCAGAACTGATGTAGCTGATAATTCAGCAGGAATTGCAACAATATTATATTTAAAAGTAACATTAAATGATGCATATGTAGATCCAGGATCTCCGGCCCCAGGCGATCTAGTAAACGGCACACTATCACTATCCATAGACGAATTAAAAGCCACAGGCACGCTGATCCCTACCGGAACATTTGTTATCACTAGTCCGACCTACTCGCTTTCTAGTATAGCACTATCATAAAAAGTTAAATAGAACACTATGGCTGTCAACGATAAAATTAAATTTTCTGATTATAATAACATCCGATCTAAAGTAGAAGGTATTATGGGCTCGGGATCTGTTAATAGTGGGTACGGTCAATCTTTAGTAAGCTCTGCAGTTGCAGATGGTAATACTGTAACTATTAACGAATGGGCAAATTTAAGATACGATATTATCAATGCCCGGGTACATCAAACAGGATCATTACCATCTCCTGTTGCAGTTGTGGAAGGTAACACAATAAGATATAGTGCTGTTGATGCACCAGTTACTACATATGACACACTTGCAAATTCCGTAGTAACTGATAAATTTACAGTAGGTGCAGGTCAATTTGCAACCAATGTTCCTAGTGATCCGTCAACACGTACCGGAAGTTGGGTCAGTTCGCTATCGTGTACTGTACAGTTTTATTGGGCAAACGCAACTCAAGCAAGATACTTTTTTAATTCCGGTGGCCAAGTAAGAGTTACTGCAAGTCGCAGCGGCGGAGTATCTAGCCAACAAAATACGGCATGGACGTCACTATTAAGTTCATCAGGAACTCAGTCATTTGGTGGAAATAATCCCGACACCGGCACAAGCCCTGCTACCGGCACTAATTGGTATAGATGTACTAATTCTTTCCAAACATACTATTCTGCAAGTTCATCTAGTCCGTATGGCAGTAATTCCTATCAATTACAAGCTCGAACAGCAGACGTAGCAAGTAATGCCTCTGGAACATCAGCTAGTGGTGAAATACGATTGGTATTTACTGACGGTTATACTGATCCAGGACCGCCCGCGCCAGTAGATTATGTTGATGGGACACTTTCTGTTTCTGTTGATTTAATATATGCTACTGGTATTTTGTATCCTACCGGATTTGGAAATTTTACTGTAACTAATCCAACTGTTGCTATTAGCAGCATTACTGGCTCTTAATCACTCACCTCAAAAAACATACGCTATAAATAATGTACGCACATTATTGGAGATTGTATGGACAAGAGACTGCAAGCAGCGTTAGATTTTTCTAACTATCAACAAACATTCGCAATCAAACGTAAGACCCTTAAAGAAAAAATTGAAGCCAAACTAACCTATGGGTTTAATGGCGGGCTGTTTTGCATTGATAAAAATTTATTAACTTTTGTAGAAGTGATCTCCGCAAAGAGATCTAGCGAAGTAGTACTAATGGATGCAAATGACAATCCAATTTTAATAGACGATCTAGAAGCGTTCAAAGATGAAATTTTTAGTAGATATTTTGAAGCCACTAACGAATACTACAAACAATACCAGCAATTGAAAAAAAGCAGATCTGTAGAAAAGTTAATTGCATAATGACAACAGGTATTCTAGTCTATGCACATAACAGTCGATCGTTAGATTATGCTCTAATGTCGTTGGTAGCCGGCGGCCTTGCCAAAAAAAATCTCAATGTTCCTGTATCGTTAGTAACGGATCCTTCAACTGTAGAATGGATGAGAGAATCTAATATTTTAGAAAAAGCCACATCTGTATTTGAAAATTTAATAATAGTAGAAAGACCTGTCACCGACAATCAGCGCAAATTATGTGATGGTAAAAACGAATCAATGGTACCATTTGTAAATTCAAATAGAGCAAGCGCCTACGATTTAACACCGTATGATAGAACACTGTTAATAGACAGTGACTACTTTATTTTTTCGAACAGATTATCCGAATATTGGAACATTGACGACGATGTTCTAATAGGTCAAAGTATAAATGACATATACTCTGGTGATCGACTAGGCTATAATGATCGATATATTTCCGAAGTAGGAGTTAAGCTATATTGGGCCACTACTGTAATGTTTAGCAAAACGCCACGTGCTAAAACGTTTTTTGACACAGTAAATTTTGTAAAAGAAAATTACAAGCATTACGCAGATATTTTTAGATTTGATAATCGTCAGTATAGAAACGATATTGCATTTAGTGTTGCAAAACATATATTAGATGGCTTTATAAATCTAGACTCCGGTAGATTGCCTCCAGTGTTAACCGCATTAGATAAAGATATATTAGCCTCAGTAGAGGATAACAAATTAACATTTTTAATATCAACACCGTTAGGCGAGAAATACATTCCAGCATCAATTACCGACACTGATATACACATTATGAATAAGCAGAGTATTATTAGACACGGGTCGCAGCTATTGGAGATGATATGAGTTTTGGATATCTATTAGTTGTATCAGAACATGAGTCTGTTGATTATTTAAAATTAGCCTACGGACTTGCCCTGAGCATTAAAAATACTCAACGTGAGGGGTACGATAAAGTTGCTCTTGTAATTGACAATAAAGAAAAGCTATTAGGGTTAACAAGCGCATGGGTATTTGATCACGTCATTGAATGGAATCAAGAAACATTCTGGGACGGCCGCAGTTGGATGGATCAGCTAACACCGTTTGACAACACAGTATGTCTCGACGTTGATATGTTGTTCACAGAAGATTACAGTCATTGGGCCGAATACTTTATTGAAAACTCAGAACTTTACATTGCTAATAAAACCTATACCTATAGAGGCGAGGTAATCACCGGTGATTATTACCGACGCACATTTACAAAAAATAATTTGCCTAACCTGTATTCACTGTATACTTTCTTTAAAAAGGACAGTAAGCTAGCAGAAGAATTTTTTGAGCTCGGTAGACAAATTATTAAAAACCCAGTTGAATTTAGTAATTTATTTTTATCAGAACACAAGCCAAAAGTTGTAGGTACAGACGAAGCATTTGCCCTAGCTGCAAAACTTTTAGATATAACTGATGTCATTGCTTATCCTCTAGAGTTTCCTCGCATAGTGCATATGAAACCTATGGTACAGAATTGGCCATGGCCCGCCGACACATGGAGCGACTACGTGGGCTTTTATCTTAATCGCTACGGTAAATTAAAAATAGGAAATTATCAACAAAATGGCATCGTGCATTATGTTGAAAAAAATAAAATCGACGATGAAATGATTAATATCTTAGAGGAAATAGCATGGAAAAAGTAATTGATTTTGACGAGTGGATCGAAAACTTTCAGCTACCAAAAATTGAATACGTTGCAGTATACGATCCGTTTACCGGTGATGTAAAAAGCGTAGGTCCATCTTACGCTTTTTCTGCTGAAGAATATACTGTACCTGTTGATACTGAAACTGCTGAAAGAATTATTAATGCAGAAATCAAGATTCATAATTGTCAGGTAGATGTTAATTCTAATAAATTAGAGATAGCTGAAGTTAAAAACTTAACAACTATAGATGATGTATTACATCGTATTATTTCTGTTGAACATTCTAATATAGAAATTCCTGATGTGTATATTAGTTATTTGTCCAACACTAAAACTCTGAAGATCCAACTGTCTGAAGCGTTAGGCGGTACTAAAAAAATTAAAAAAGAATTAAAACCTAGGAAAATTGTATGGGACGGCAACACAGAAATGCATTTTTTAATTACCGAATACAATGATCCTAACTTGACATTTGAAATGTTTTCTGTTAAAATAAATGAGTTAATCGGTAAAACTAAAATTATTAAAAATATTGATTACAATAAATTTAGTGTATATACTAGACGCCTTTTTAAAAACTACGTGATTGAATATAAATGAAAGTTATAGAGTTTGATGTTATATTTTTGAGTTATGACGAGCCTAATGCAGATCTACATTACGCAGATTTATGCAATAAAGTCCCATGGGCAAAACGAATTCATGGAGTCAAAGGCAGCGATCATGCTCACAAAGCTGCTGCTGCAAAATCAGATACTGATTGGTTTGTAACAGTAGATGCTGACAACATTGTAGATCCCAAATTTTTTAGTATTGATCTAGATATGAGTGATCCTAAGATACAAGTCTATGGATGGTGTGGTCGAAACTCAATCAATGGTCTTCGTTATGGCAACGGTGGATTAAAAATTTGGAAAAAAGATTTTGTCATTAATATGAAAACTCATGAGAACAGCGACAGTGATCGCGGTCAAGTAGACTTCTGTTGGGAAGACGGTTACCGTAATTTCCCCTTAACATTTAGCGAAAGCATTATTACGGCTAGCCCGTTTCAAGCATGGCGAGCAGGATTCCGCGAAGGTGTAAAGATGACTCTACTTGACGGAGTTAAAGTTCCTCCTCAAGAAATCAAAGAACGTATTTGGTGGCACAACATCCATAGATTACGTATGTGGAGTACTGTGGGAATGCATGAGGAAAACGGCAAGTACGCCATCCTCGGCGCCCGTATGGGAACCTGGATGACTAACTGCACAGACTGGAATTATGTAGATGTTAGGGATTTTGAAATTTTAAGAGACATTTACGAACAACATGTAAATCATGATACAGTTGAGTACAATATTCAAGACTTAGGAGTGAAACTTAAGAATCAGTTAGGGTTTAATTGGCCTTGGTTAGATGAACAACAGAGTAAATTTACTTTAGATTTATATAACGAAACTATGAATCTAAACGATACCTATTTTAGAATGCCTGTGCCTGCCAATGTATGATATTTTTTATGTTTCGGCATCTCAAGGGAATGATACCGACTGGATAACGATAAAGGCTAAATATCCCCTTGCTCAGCGGCTGTCTAACATAACATCTTACACAGATATCAGCTCTAAGGCATTTACAAAAATGTTTTGGGTTATCTGGGACGATATTGATCTACAAGAAAATTTTAATTTGCTAGATTATAAAACTACTAAATGGGACAACATGTATGTTCATGTTTTTAAAAACGGTGAATACTTTGATGGTATTTGTCTATTTCCTAAAAATATTGTTGTATCTAACAGAGAATACAATCATAGATTTTTTACTAATAAAAAAGAAATAGACATAGTAGCAAGTGTACCAAAACAATACAAAGTATATAATCCAAGTTCGTATGAAGAATATTTGCAAATTACAGATAACATGTTTTGGGTAATATGGCCAGAAATTTTAGTCACAGACAGTAGTGTGTTTGATTTATATTTCAGTCATCACAATGGTTATGATCGCAAAGAAAACCATGTATTCAAACATCAATTTAACGATACAGATACATTTATCAATAGTGTGGTATTGTTTTCAAAAGAAAAACAGATTAGTAGTCGAGAATTTACTCATAGATTTTTAATTGAAAAGAAAGAACACGATTTACTTGTGTCTAAGCATATACTTTACGATGTGGTCTTTATCAGCTACAACGAGCTAAATGCCGACGATAACTATAATATGCTTGTTAAACAATGTCCTAGAGCTAAACGAGTACACAATGTAAAAGGAATCCATCAAGCACATATTAAAGCAGCAGAGATATGTGATACTGATATGATATGGATAGTTGATGGTGATGCTATTATAGAAGACAATTTTAATTTTGATTTAGTTATGTCTAGTTACGATGTTGATTGTGTCTACGTATGGAGAAGTCGAAATCCAGTTAACAATTTAGAATACGGCAATGGCGGAGTAAAATTGCTTCCTCGACACCTAACGTTAACTATGGATATTAGTTCTCCAGATATGACAACTAGTATAAGCAAGAAGTTTAAAGCTATGCCTGACATTAGTAATATTACTGCATTTAATACCGATCCATTTAACAGTTGGAAATCTGCATTTAGAGAATGTTGCAAGTTAGCTAGCAGAACTATTGATAGACAAGATGATGTTGAGACTCAACATAGATTAACAGTATGGTGCAGTACTAGTGTAGATGCTTATGCTCAAGATGGTGCATGCTCCGGTCGAGACTACGGACTAGCGAATAAAAATAACATCGAAGCATTAAAAAAGATCAATGACTTTGAATGGTTAGAGGAGCAGTTCCGTGGACGATAAGGCAAGAATTAAAAAATTTATCCCTATAATGAATGAGGTAAGTCCTACATTCTGCATGGCCAAATGGCACCACACTACTATCTATCTTCAGACAGGCGAGACACATAGCTGTTATCATCCAGCACCACATAAAATTCCCATTGACGAAATCACAATAGATCCTAGTGCATTACATAATACTGTACAAAAAAAGCACGAACGATTAGAAATGCTCAACGGCGGAAAACCTAGCGGTTGCAACTATTGTTGGAACATAGAAGCAATGGGTGAAGAATACATAAGCGATCGTAAAGAACGTAATGCTAGTATCTATACGCCTGAGCGTTTCGAGCAAATTAAAACAGGCGATTGGGATCAAAATATTAATCCGCAATACATAGAAGTTAGCTTCGGAAACGAATGTAACTTCAAATGCGGATATTGCCATCCTAAACACAGTAGTTCTTACTATAAAGAAATTAAAGATTTTGGCCCGTATGACATGGTCAAGAATCATCGTAACGATATTAATTGTTTCAAAATCTATGAAGAAAAAACCAACCCCTACGTAGAAGCATGGTGGAAGTGGTGGCCTGAAGTTAGCAAGACATTAACTATCTTGCGTGTCACCGGCGGTGAACCGTTACTACAAGCCAGCACATGGCGCCTACTTGAGGACCTAGAAATAAATCCGTTACCTAATCTAGAACTCAACATCAATTCAAACTTTGGCGTTAAGCCTATATTGATTGATAGACTTGTAGAAAAAGTAAACAATCTAGTAAACGGTGGAAAGATTAAAGATTTTAAAATTTTTACAAGTATAGATACATGGGGTGCCCCTGCAGAATATCTACGCACTGGATTAGATCTAACAGTATGGGAAAGTAACCTTGACACTTATCTAACCAACACCAGTTTGCCGATTACATTTATGTGTACTTTTAATATTTTAACAGTGACTAATTTTCAAAGTTTGTTAGAGAAGATTCTAGAATGGCGCGAAAAATATAACGGATATAATCAAAATAAATGGCAGCGTGTACGTTTTGATACTCCGTACTTAAAAGAACCGTTGCAATATGACATGAACTTATTGCCTAAAGACGAGTTTATGCCCTACATGCAAAGTCACCTAGACTTCATTCTAGCCAATTCAGACGATAAAAACCGTAGTAAATTCAACGACTTAGAGTACGAAAAATTCCTCAGAGTTGTCAAATACATGGAATCAGCTATCTATACCCCAGAAAAGATAGAAGAAGGCAAACGAGACTTCTTTAATTGGTTTACTGAATATGACCGTAGACGCGGAACAGATTTTGCTAAAACTTTCCCAGCATTAGAAAACTTTTATTTTGAGTGTGCGAAATTATGAAAATTTTTATTACCGGAGTCGCTGGATTTTTAGGCAGTCATCTAGCAGATAGAATGCTAATGTTAGGACACAGTGTTGTAGGTAATGATAATTTATTAGGCGGATACCGTGATAATGTAGATCTTCGAGTTAAATTTTTTACAACTGACTGTTGTGACATAGGCAGCATGACAACAATTATGCAAGGTTGCGATGTTGTTATTCATACAGCCGCAACTCCTCACGAAGGGTTAAGTGTTTTTAGTCCTAATTTTATTACTAAGAATATATACCAAGCAAGTGTTGCTACTATCAGTGCTGCAATTAGTTGTAATATAAAAAGATTTGTGTTCTGCAGTAGTATGGCTCGATACGGAATAGGCAATCCGCCCTTTGTTGAGAGTCAACCAACTGCTCCGGTTGATCCGTACGGTATTGCAAAAGTAGGAGTAGAAGAAACATTAAAAGTTCTGGCCAACACCCACGGAATGGAATGGAACATTGCAGTCCCTCACAACATTGTAGGTCCACGTCAACGATATGATGATCCGTTTCGTAATGTAATAAGTATTATTATTAATCGTAATTTGCAAGGCAAGCCCGCTATTGTGTATGGCGACGGTGAGCAAATGCGGTGTTTTAGTTACATTGATGATTGTATTTTTTGTTTAGAAAAACTAGCATTAGATACTAACATTGTTGGGGAAATAATAAACATAGGACCGGATGAAAACCCGGTAACTATTAATCAATTAGTTGATATTATTGCAACAGAAACTGGATATTGTGGTATTAGTCAACACATGTCAGATCGTCCTAGCGAAGTTAAATACGCAACTTGTAGTGCTGATAATGCACGAGAAAAGTTAGGATACAAAACAAAAACAGATTTAATAACGTCTGTTAAAAAAACAGTTGATTGGATTCGAAGTAAAGGTACGCTACCGTTTGATTATAGTTTTCCTTTAGAAATAATTAACGATAAAACACCAAAGACTTGGAAGGATAGATTGATGTGATTAATTTTGTATTTGAAGATTCTATTAATTTTAAAAATTTTATAGCATCAACTGATGTAAATAGGTCCGGAATTAATACGTTTGCGGCATCTCCTATTGCAGTTATTATGCTGCAAAGAACACAGATGGCAAGTCTATTCAACATGAAAAATAAACCAAAACCTTATATAATTGCCACAGGAGTTAATCATCATCCTAGTGATTGGATCGGGTTAGATAAATTGTCGCCGTTTTCTTTTTTAAACAAAAAACAGTTGAAGGATGTTCAAAACAACAAAGCAATGATATTGTTTGATCAAAGTTTAGAAGGTTATCAAACTTTATGGTTATGGGAACGAATACATACAGAGTGTGCAAATTATTCTATTAACCCTAATTGTATAATTTATGTTACTGGAAATTTATTGGCAGAAGAACAATATACAGAATGGGCAAATATTAATAATATTATTAATTTTATAAATGTTATTCCTTATACTCATTTTGAAGCAGATGTAGCTAATATATCACAGCGGAATAATATAAATTGCACGTTTGAAAAACAAATAACGTATAAATTTAAAAATGATATATTATCATTTAATTGTTTACAGAAAAGATTACGAAATCACAGAATATGGTTTTACATTCGACTATTTGAAGAAGATTTATTAAAACACGGATTAGTAAGTATGAATCCGTATTCTCCAGTTAATATATTTATGGATGGAAAATCTATAGAATCACCAAAAGCAACTGCTGCTAATAAAAGCCTGCCATTATTGTTATACGGAAAAAATAATAACGAACATCCGGATGATTTTTATATTACTCGAATACAAGACAATGTTTTTTTAGATTCGTGGGTTAGTGTTATATCAGAAGCATCATTTGCTGACTGTGATAATGAATTGTTTCTAAGTGAAAAAATTTTTAAACCTATTGCTTGCCACCATCCTTTTATTATATTTGGAAATAAAAACAGTTTACACGAATTAAGAAAAATGGGATACAAAACATTTAACGGATTCATAGATGAATCCTACGACACGTTGCCTACTTTTGAAAGATTAGATGCAATAATTGAATCAATTAAAAAGATAATTGCAATTAAAGATAAAACTTTATGGTATAATTCTATGAAAGACATACTAGTGCATAATTACAATACATTAATATCTAATTCTCAGAAAATAAATCCTGCAATTATTCAACTTGAAAATGCATATACTCGATATTTTAAATTACATAAAAATGCATAATAAAAAACTTCCAATAATCACCAAAGACTCAAAATTAATTATCGGGTTAGGTGATAGTTTTACTCAAGGTGTTGGTAGTTGGTCAACAGAAACTTATAAACAATATAACGGATTTATTGATCCATTAAAGCTACCACCAGAATTACAATTGGAAATGTACGAATACAGTTGGGTAAGTCAATTGTGTAATAATCATTTAACTGACTACACTCCTGTAAATTTGGGTGTAATGGGTAAAGGAAATAGAGCAAGTGTTAAAGAGCTTTATTTAAACCCAAAAATTAATTTGTATGCAGCTAAACAAGTAACCGTCATTTACATGTTAAGCGGAATAGAACGATTTGATTTTATTAACAAAGAGTTTTCAGATCACACCAGTCATTTTTTTGCAATGTGGCCACATCCTTGGGATAAAAATACCACAAATAAACAACTGTGGGAAGCATACGCTAGAGATATATGGAATGAAAAATTTGTATGCTTAGAAGCATTATTAAATATTCGGGAAGCTGAAATGATATGTAAAGCAAACGGATGGAATTTAATTATTGCTAGCGCATTTGATCAACGACTAACTAGGGAATGGTTTATAAAAGAAGTTGGCAAGCAACATACTAGTTTAATAGATAGTATGCCTTGGGATAAATTTTTATATCCGCAAGGATGCAAAAGTTTTATGCAATTGTTATTAAGATACGATGGTAGAGAACATATGGCTGATGGCGAATTTTACGAATATTATTCGACACTAAAATTTCCTACTGAGTACATCACAACATGCATGCATCCTAGTAGAGAAGGTTATAGAATAATGGCTGAAGAGTTGTACATGCATATGAAAGGACACAATTATGTTTAAAGTATGTCCTTAGATGAATCTTTGATATCTCTTTTTAATTTAACAATGTCAACTTTGAAATCTATCTTTTGAATATCGTCTTTATACTCCTGCAGCGTATCGATTAAAATATCAGCAATGCTATCAGCGGTCTGTTTAGCTAATTCTGCTTTTATATCAATTTCCCATACTCTGCCATCAGCAAACTCTAAGTGTATCCTTTCGAGATAGGCCACTGGCATGGTATTCATATATAGATCTTCAAAGACCTCCGGCCATTCTTTGACAAGATGTCGCGGAGGTTTAAACAAAGGACTAGGCATCAGCTGTTTCTTTGACCTTTGTAACTTTCTTTGCAGGCGGATCTAAATCATCTGCATCCTTGCGTAATTTAGCAGCTTCTTTATACAATGCATCAGCTTGACTACGATACGATTTAGCAATGTCTTTATCACTTAATGCTTCATTTACTGCTACCTGTGCTCTTAACGGAGCAGGAATGTCTGGATCTACCAATGGTTCGTTTGCCTTGGCAATATCTTTAGCTTTAGCAGAAGATATTGCAGGAGCGCCTGATACAAATGTATAAAGATCATCTACAGTACAGTTTTTTTGTTCGGCGATAAATCCGTTCAGTTCTGATAATATAATAGAGTCTTTAGATGATGGTGTCATGGTCACTAATGTTG